TTGGTTCAGGGCGTAGCGGGTGCGCGGTCTTTAATCGGTTCTATGGGCCTCCTCAAGGTCGCTCTGATTTCTACGGGAATCGGGGCTATCGTCGTGGCTGTCGGAAGCCTTGCGGCCTACTTTACCCAGACGGCGGAAGGGGCGAAGTTGCTGGAGGAAGGGCTGAATATGCTTAAAGCCACGTTCAACGTCCTTCTGGACCGCGTGGCTGCTATCGGAGGCGCTATCGTTAAGTTCTTCCAAGGGGATTTCCAAGGGGCCGCACAGGACGCGGCAAACGCGGTTAAAGGCATCGGGGAGGAGATTAAGAAGGAGGTAGCTATTATCGATGAACTCACAAAAGCTACCCAGAGGCTACGGGCGTCTAACCGAGAACTTACCGTAGAAACGGCGAAACAGCGGGCGGAAATCGAGCGTCTGAAAATGGTTTCGGACGATGTAAACCGCAGTATTGAGGAAAGGATTAGCGCGGCGCGCCGGGCGGCTAACCTCGAGAAGAACCTCGTAAACCAGCGACTCGGAAACGCTCGCGAAGAACTGCGAATCGAGCAGCAGAGGCAGGCCACGACGAACGCCACGGAGGAGGATTTAGACCGTTTAGCAGAATTGCGGGTGCGGGTCTACGAAATCGAACAGGAATCGTTAACGCTCCAGACCGAACTTCAGAACAAAGTCAACGGACTGAAGGCCGAAGCTATCCGACTGGAGGAAGAACGTATTAAGCTAGCACAAGAGGCACGGGCCGAGGAACTGAAGACCCTACAAGAGACAAACGCAGGCCTTCAGGCAGGAAGGGCTAGCGTGAGCCAGTTCGCGAACGACTCGAAGAAGACGATTATTGGAACTACGCAAGACCTTAGGGAGTCGGACAACAATTACCTGCAAGATTATATTAAGATTCAGAACCAGAAGGCGCAAAGCACGCTGAACTTTGCGAATACGACCCTTCAGGCAGTTTCTGCTCTGAACGACGCATTTACGAAGGGCGACGAAAAGCGGGCCGAACGGAACTTTAAAATCTCGAAGGCTATTTCTTTGGCCGCTGCGATTATGAATACCGCCGAAGGTATCACGGCGGCCCTCGACGATAAAACGCAGCCCTCGACTATCCTGCGAATAATCCAAACCGCCTCCGTTGCGGCCGTAGGTTTGGCTCAAATAGCAACAATTAGCCGCCAAAAATGGCCTCCGGCAAACACTACGCCAACCCTTTCGGGCGGAGGCGGCGGAGGTATGGGAGGAGGTTCAGCCCCTCAAGCCCCGCAGATAGACCTTTCGTTTATGCGCGGAAGCCAAACGAGCGGGTTTAAGAGTTATGTACTCGCTTCCGACGTCTCGAACGCCCAACAAGCGAACCAAAAGATAAAAGAACAAGCTAGCCTAGTAGGATAATGGAAATTTTCGAACTCGTAATCGACGAACAAGCCGACGCGTACGGCATTCAGGCAATTTCTTTGGTGGCAGAACCTGCTATCGAAGCGGACTGGGTTGCCCTTTCTACCCAGTACAACTTCCAAACGACCGACAAAGAACGGCGCGTGGTTATGGGGCCTGCTCTGATTCCCGACAAACCAATTTACCGGAGGAAAGACGAACAGGAGTTCCATATCTGGTTCTCGAAGGAGACCGTACGCAAAGCCATGGAACTCTATTTCAAGGCAGGCAACCAGAACCGCGCTACCCTCGAGCACGAAGTCCCCTTAAATGGAACTACGGTTATCGAGTCGTGGATTGTCGAAGGAGAACAGGATAAAAGCCGTATGTACGGTATGAATGTTCCACGTGGAACGTGGATGGTTTCGATGAAAATCGATTCAGACGCTATCTGGGAAGAATGGGTAAAAGAGAACCGAATTAAAGGCTTCAGTATCGAAGGGATGTTCACGCGGAAGGTCGATTTATCGGCAGATTCGTTCCTCGGAGAACTCGAAGAGATTCTAGAGGACGTGTGCGCGGAGGTGGCTTCTGTCAAGAAATGACCTTGCAAATGGTTAAACCCTTAAACCCTATAACTCAATGAACATTAACCAAAGAGTTGCGGCCCTGTTTTCCAAGTACAGCGCCATGCTGTCGGAGGAGAAGGTCGCACTGGCTACTGCTATCCTCGAAGGAGGGCAGGAAATCCAAACCGAAGCCGAGGAGTGGGCTATCGGCGTTCCCGTTTTCGTCGTAAATGACGAAGGCGAACAAATCCCGCTCCCGGACGGAGACTACACCCTCGAGGACGGAACGAAGTTCGTCGTAACGGATGGCGCTATCGCAGAATGGATGGCCCCGGAAGTCGAGGAGGTAGAAGAGGCGAAAGAAGAAGAGGAGAAGATGAGCGAAGTTCTTACCCGCGAAGAAGTCCAGTCTATGATTTCGGAGGCTATCAAGTCGATGAGTCAAGAACTGAAGAAGATTAACAAGGCTATCGCAGAGCGCGACGCGCAAATCGAGAAACTCGGAAAGACGGCTACCCCGGCAATCCGTAAGGCCCCAGTTCAAAAAGAGGCAAAACCCCTCAACCTTTCAAACCACTCCGTAGCGGAGCGCGTTGCAATCATTCAAAACCACTTTATGCAGTAATCATGGCAGATGCTACAATCACCAGTAACTACGTAGGGAAACAGGCGCTTCCCTATGTGGCCCCCGCGATTCTCGCAGCAGACACAATCGCGAACAACTATGTTACCGTACTGAATAACGTCCGCGGACGTGCTCAACTGCGGAAGTTCTCCGGTAGCCAAATTCAGGCCGCTACTTGCACGTTTACGACGGGTACGGCTTTGGCTTTGTCTGATGTGGCTTTGTCTTTGACGGACCTCCAGATTAACGACCAAATCTGCAACAAAGACCTCCATATGGCGTGGGAGTCTGAGCAAATGATTGGTGCTGCGGCTCCGGCCCCGGCGGATATGAAGGCAGGCGCTGCACAGTACGTCGCAAAGCGTGCCGCAGAATCTATCGAGTTCAACATCTGGCAGGGTAACTACAACATCGACAGCGGTTCGGTTACGGGTGCTACCTACACCGCGTTTAACGGTCTGCTCCGCCAAATGGTTTTGGCTTCTCCGACCTACGAAGCAAACTTGACGGCTTCCCTGACTGCTGCGAATATCCTTTCGAAGTTGGAAGCGTTGACCACGACCCAATGCCCGCCGGTTCTCCGTGGCGACACTACGGCCATTATCTACATGAGCCGCGCGTCGAAGTCTTTGTACTACTCCGCTTTGGCTGCTACGTACAACCTGCCTTACCTCGCAGAAGGTATGGCCGACAAGTACGCAGGTCACACCGTCGTTTGCCCCGGCGGTTTCCCGAATGACACGCTTTTGATTTCGCGTGTGGAGAACCTGTACGTAGGTACGAACCTTCTGACCGACCTCACCGAGGCTGCGGTTCTCGACCTCATCGGAGTGACGGGAGACGATGTTACCCGCGTTATCATGAAGTTCGCTTTCGGCACGCAGGTAGTAGACCACGATTCGTACGGCTTGCTCCGTCGGACCACCTAATAGAAACCCGATAGAAGGAGGGGGCTAATAGCCCCTTCCTTTTGTCTTTAATCCCAAAATCAATGGCTTGTAATATCACAATCACGGGACGGGGATACCCCTGTAAAGACGCTATCGGGGGTGTACGTCGCTTCTGGGTTAAGGCTTTCGACCCAGACGGCTCAAACTGGGGGACTCCTTCGGCGGGTGCTCTCGCAGGTGCGGCCGAGGCAATTACCGTCTACTCTTTCCAGTTGACAAAAAACACGGCTTCGTTTGTTCAGACGATTAACGCGTCTATGGAAACGGGGAACGTCTTCTATTCTCAAGTTCTCGAGGTCACGATTCCGAAGATGGAAGCGGCCGTTAACGCCGAAATCGCAGACCTCGTGAAGACGCGTCTGTGCGTTATCGTGGAAACCGCAAACGGAGAGCGTTTGGTTATGGGTCTTCTCAACGGCGTAGACGTTACCGGAGGAACCATTACTACCGGAACGGCTGCGGGCGACCTGCACGGCTATACTTTGACGTTTACGGCGGAAGAAAAGTTACCCGCTCCGGTCCTTTCTGCTACTACGAATATTACTTATACTTCGGAGACGTAAAAGGTTTGTTTTCTTGGTTAAGATAGGGCCGGGGTCTTCCCGGCCTTTTCTTTGCTATATGGTTAACGCTGGCATGGCCTGCCTTCCCGAACGGTGGCCCGCCTCCAAAGAGGCTATATTTTCCCTGAAGGGACAGGTACGACAGTTGTATATCTACTGGGCGGACGAATCTTTCCCGCTCGATTTAGAGGCGGACTGGATAACGGTTACACACGGACCGAACCGAGGGGACTTCTCTAAACTGGCTCACGTGCCGGGGGACTTTATTTCGTGTGACGATGACCTGATATACCCGCCTACGTACGTAGAAGATTTCTTGAACTATTCGGGGGCCTTCCCGAACGCTATCCTCACCCACCACGGCAAAGAGGTACACGGACACGAACCGAAGGCCGTAGCGCACTGCCTCCGTGCGAACCCAGACACGAAGCGCGTAGACGTTCCGGGTACCGGGGTTTCGTTCTATCCTGCTCCTATCTACGCGGCCCTTCTCGAAGGTCTCGAATACGACTGGAACTGCCTTGATATTTTGGTGGGTTCGTGGATGCGGAAGAACGAGGTAAAGGCCTACGCGCTCCCCCACAAAGAAGACTATTTCGGCTATATCCCTCCGCCGGAGGGGTTGACTATCTGGGACCTTCACCACCACAACTGGCCACGCCTATACCGTATTTACTTTCCATGAAAATAGCCCTTCATATCCCCGTCTGGAAGCGGGTAGAACTGACGCGGGCCTGCTACGTAGGCCTTCAGAGAATCCAAAAGGAGTTCCAAGAAAACGGCGCCGAACTGGTTCCCTATATCGCAGTTTCAGAAGACGAACACGAGCAACTCGCACAAGAATTCGGATGGAATTACAAGTGGTTCGCGAACGAACGACTGGGAACAAAGAATAACGAGTTACTGGACTGGATGCGGGATTTCTCGTGGGACTTTATGCTCCAACTAGGTTCGGACGATTTTATTTTACCGGGAGGCGGCGCGCATATCGTGGAACTTATGAAAGAGCACGAGTTCGCAGGGTCTCGAAACATCTACATGTTCCGAGCGGACACCAGAGAAGGGACTCTGTTTCGGGGTTACGCTTCGGGGGCCGGGCGCTTTATGGCTAGACGTTTGGTAGATAAGGTCCCGGTTATGTGGACGGACAGGCAGGTAGGTCTAGACGGCTGTTCCCGTCGTAGCGTCTGGGAGAAAACGAAGGTAGAGCCCTACTGGAGCCAAACGCCAACGGTAGCGGATGTAAAGAGTTCCGTAAATGTTAGTGCCTTTGCGCGTTATAAGTACAGCCCCGAGAACTACGACCTCGACGAAGTAGTACCCGAAGCACACCTAATCCCTCGCGATGTTGTACTTAAACTCGAATAGCGGTAATCAAAATATCTACCTCACGCTTCAGGACGCGGGGCGGGATTACACGTACACGCATTACCTGTTTAAGCTGGTGCACCGGATGACCCTCGAAGACTTCTATTTCGTGGGTTACGTTATTAACGACAATCCGAGGTATACGAAGATTCAGGTAGCTACAAACGCGACTACCACGAATAACGTCCTTTTGACGGAGACCGGGGATTACGATTATTTCGTTTATGCCCAGAACTCAAGTACCAATAAAGACCCAGATAACGCGGCGGTTGTAGCTTTAATCGAGCAGGGTACCTTGCGCGTTCCGGGGGCGGGTATCGTAAGCCTCCCTACTATCACTCTCGAAGATAACGTACTGTTCTATGGCAACGAATAAAATCGAAAACGTCCAACTCAAGACGTACGAAGCTAGGTCCTACCGCGAACACGCAAAGGGGGACTGGGTCAAGTACGGGGACGATAACCTATTCCCTAACTATCTGGTAGACCTCTACCATTGCAGCCCGACGCATAACGCGTTATGCACGACTATCGGGATGATGATTTACGGGGAGGGGTTCGAGCCCGCGGACCTGAACGCGAAACTGCTTGCGGCACAGTGGGACCTGAATTCGGAACTCCGGAAATGCGCTATCGACCTGAAGATTCAGAACGGTTTCGCCCTCGAGGTGAACTGGAGCGTAGACCGGACGGTAATTGCGAATATTAGCCACCTCCCGTTCGAGAACCTACGTTCGGGGGTGTGCGACGAAGAAGAGGTAGTACAGTGGTATTACTACTCGCGGGACTGGAGCGACTCCAGACAGGAGCCCATGGCCATAGCCCGCTTTAACCCAGAGACGAAGAACGAGTACCCGACGCAAGTTCTGTATGTAAAGCCGTTTTCGGTAGGGTCTTACTACTACCCAAAGCCCGACTATATCGGGGCGATTAACTACATCGAACTCGAGAAGGAGATTTCGGTATTCCACATCAATAATATCAAGAACGGTCTTTCTCCTTCGTTCGCGATTCACTTCAAAAACGGTATCCCCTCGGACGAAGAACGCCGCGAAATCCGTCGGGATATCGAAAGGCAGGCCGCCGGAGCACAAAACGCGGGTAAGTTCTGGATGACCTTTTCCGATGAACCGGACCGCGCCCCGACTATCGAGGCGTTTACCCTTTCGGACGCGGATAAGCAGTACCAATTCCTTTCGGAGGAAACCACCGCGAAGATTATGATAGGCCACCGCGTGACTAACCCGCAGATGTTCGGGGTAATGGTCGCGGGGAAACTAGGGGGCGGTAGCGAATTAGAGGCCTCTATGGACCTTTTCGAGCAGCAGGTAATCACTCCCTACCAACAAGTAATTGAAGAAGCCGTTAAAACGCTCCTAAACGCTTCGGGAGTGGATTCTAGTTTGGTAGAACTTTCGGAAGAACACAACCTCGACGGGATAGCGGACTACCTCGAAGGACTGGGGGAGCAGATGGGCGACGACTGGGAGTTAATCGATGAGAGGGAAGTAGACTACGACCGGGAAGAAGAATACGACGCGCTGTGGACGTTTGCGCGTACGCTCCGGAATAACCCTCAAGCGAAGAGTTCGCAGGATAACGAAATCGTTCGGGTGCGGTACGCGTACGCTCCTACGACCCTCGCGGACGGACGGAGCCGCGATTTCTGCACGCGTATGATTCAGGCCATGAAGGTCTACCGGAAGGAAGATATTATGCAGGCCGGTAGTCAAGCGGTAAACCCCGGCTGGGGACCAAACGGAGCCGACACGTACGACATCTGGTTATACAAAGGGGGCGGGTCCTGTCGCCACTTCTGGATGCGCCAAACGTACCTGAAGCGTAATAACGACCTCGTTTCTGTCAACGAGGCGAAGCGTTTAATTCAGGCTCTCCCGCCGGACGAACGCAAGAAGAACGCGCTAGAAGAAAATGACCGCAAGGTGGCCCAGCGCCCCCGCGACATGAAAAACAGAGGTTTCTTGAAGCCCCGCAAATTCACAACTCCCCGATAATGGCCGAAGTACTCTTTATCAACCCGAACTACCTCAAGCGGGTAACGCAGTTAAACGGCGGGGTAGACGAAAACTATATCACGCAGGCGGCTATCCTTGCACAGGATAAGAACGTCCAAATCTATCTGGGTTCGGACCTGTACGACGCGCTACGGACGAAGATTAGCGGCGGGACCCTGACGGGCAATTACCTCACCCTCGTAGAAAACTACGTCCGCAAAGCAACGGCGTGGTGGACTATGGTAGAACTCCTTCCGACCCTTTACGTGAAAATCGATAACGGAGGTCTGGTTATCCGGAGTTCGGAAAATACGACGGCTATTTCTCAAGCAGACTTCCACCGGGAACTGGAACGCTGTAGGCAAAACGCCAACTTCTACACGAACCAGATGTACCGGTACCTCTGCCAGAACCCTAGCCTCTTCCCGGAGTATTCTACCAACTTGCAGAACCGTATATGTGCCCAGCCGTTCAAGTACTATCAATCTGGACTCGCGATTTCCGGAACGTATACCGTCCCGAATATCACTCCAGAGTACGCCTACGCTATCAATAAATGAAGCAGGACCGGAACGCAAATATCGAAAAGCTAAAACGGTGGATGGATGGACGCACTACAGGAAATACGGGAGGGGCTAGCCCGGATAGAAACCAAACTCGACTTCCACAAAGAGTCCATAGACAAACACGAGAAGAAAATCGAGAATCTTGAGTTCAAGTGGCTCGGTAGTATTGGGGGAGTAGGTGTTATTATAGCGGGCTATCTGAAATCCCTTTTCAATGCGTGAACTCAAGTATATCGTTCTTCATTGTTCTGCTACTCCGGTTTCTATGGATGTGGGCGTGGCGGAAATACGGAAATGGCACAAAGGCAAAGGGTGGAAAGACATAGGCTACCACTTCGTAATCAAGCTTTCGGGTAAGCTAGAATACGGCCGCCCTTTACAGCAAATCGGAAGCCACGTACTGGGGTACAACCGCGCCAGCGTCGGTATCTGTTACGTCGGAGGACTGGAGAACAAGAAGGCAAAAGACACTATGAACCCGAAACAAGAAAAGACGTTCCGGGACCTCGTGGCGACTTTGCGGAATAGGTTCGGCCCTCTGGAGGTTTGGGGACATAACGACTTTACAGACGCGAAGGCGTGCCCTTCGTTTAAGGTAGGAGAGAAGTTCGCAGACCTCAAGTTGAACCCAGACGGCCCACTTCCCGACGAATGAGGTACTACTCTCCTACGGTCTTCGGTCTGGATATTGTCCCTTCGGATAATTTTCTCCTTCTTTCGGATGTTCACTTCGACTCGGTAAAGTGCCACCGTGAACTCCTAACCAAACACCTAGACGAAGCCAAGGAGAAGGGGGCGAAGGTCCTCGTATTTGGGGACTGGTTCGACCTGATGCAAGGCATGTACGACCCGCGAAGGAGTTATGCCGGCCTGCGACCAGAATACAAGTCTATCAATTACCTAGACGCGGTAATCGAGGACAGTATAGAGTTTCTAAAGCCGTACGCGGAGAACTTCGTTTTTATCGGACGGGGTAACCACGAAACCAATATCGAGAAGCGGTTAAGTACGTCCCCTATCGACCGGCTTTGTCAGGGTCTTGGAGGGGTAACGCCGGGGCCGTATTCGGGATGGATTATGCTGCGAATTACTAGGGGAACCTTTCAGGAACGTTTTAACCTGCACTTCCACCACGGCTACGGAGGGAACGCGCCTCGCTCGAAAGGAGTCTTAAACGCGGATATAGACCAGAAGGAATGGCCGGACGCGGATATTATTGTAAGTGGCCATACCCACCAGAAGTGGCACCTCCCTATTTCGGTAGAACGAATTAACGAAAAAGGGAACCTAAGGGAGGAAACGGTACACCACCTAAAGTTGGGGAGTTACAAGATGCTAGACAGGTTCGCGGGGTGGGAGGTCGAGAAGGGATTCGCGCAACCCCGTCTGGGCGGGTGGTGGATGTACTTCGAAAAGCAAAGAATGCCGAGCGAGCGTTATCATATACGGATACAAGAAGCACACTAAAACCCTTTGACATGTGGGACTTTTTCGCAGAAAATTGGACCGAGATTCTTCTCGCGGTAATCACGCTTTTGGGCACGTTTACGGCGCTGACGGAATCCAAGAAGGACGACACGATTCTGGACATCTTCCGGCGAATCGTGAACGCGGTAGTTCTCGGACGGAATCGGTGAACCCTCTATTATCGATTTTAAGGGGTCTAGATTTAACTCAAATCTTTAAGACGAAGGGAGACCTCACCCGGTGGTCTGCGAAGCGAACCGTGGGTGGTCTAATTGCGTCAACCGCTTGTTACGATATTGTCGAGCACGGTATCACGTGGCCTGCGGTAGTTCTTTGCGCGGTTGCCATTGTGCCCCTTTGTATATCTTTGGGTCGCGATTCATAGAAGCAGGTTTGTGTAGGCCTCACCTCTTAGCGAAGGGGTGGGGCCTTTATCTTTGACCCGAACGCTGGACGTGTGGAACGTGCATTCGTTTGTTTGATAATTTGGTAAAGGGCTGCCTGAAACGTCGGGCGGCCCTTTTTTCTTCCCAGAAGGTTAGAAAAAGTTTGCGGAAAGTTTGCAGGTATAGAACTTTCGCGTATCTTTGTCGGGTCAAACAAACAAAGCCATGGAAGACTACACACTGATTCCGGTCGAGGACGTGCAAATTCAGCACCTCGAGTTCGAATGCCACTACGAGGCCTATTCCGATGACGAAGACGGCTCAT